CATTTTGACCCTTTCTTACACTTTTCGGTAGGGAGTCATTCTACCTAAAGGTTAGTCGGCTACTGGTTCATCCGATCCATCCCCATAGCCTGGAATGGCGGAGTTAAGTTTTTGGGATGCCAACGACTCTAAAGTCGCCACACATCCTCTGAACCCTTTAGCATAACCACAAGCGTCTGCAAGTGCCTCTGATTTCTTCATTACCGCAGAGCCATTCTGACGCAGGGTTAGGTTAAGCAAAATGAGACTAAGGCGTTTGCCAGTTGGGGTTGACAAGAATCCTGTCCACGCCTTCTCATCCTCATCTTCCCATTGCGGTTCGTTGACCCATTCTTGATCTCTGATGAACGCCAATGCTGCTTTTAGTTTTCTCATAGCTTTATTGCCCAAGAATCGCCTTGGAATAGCGTGTAGTCCTTTTGTCCTATTTCCTCAAGTAAAGCCATCTTGACTGACTTCCAACTCCAGTCGTGACCAGCCATAATCCCGCCTTCTTTAAGCTTCTTGCGCCAGCCCTTTAGGTCTGCCAGCACGCCTTCGTACCTATGATCTCCGTCAATATAAACTAGGTCTAGCTCGCCATCCTTGAAGAATTCAAGTGCATCCAAGCTTTTGCCCCTGCTATATAAAACATTCTTAAATGGAGATACGCGCTCTTGGAATGCGTCAAAGACAAACTTCATCGGGCATTGCTGACTCGCCCTGTCGTTGATGTCGTACCCGTTTAGCCAGGGATCTACAGCAAGAACATCCTTAAAATACTTTGCAAGAACTACTGTTCCCTCGCCACTATAAGAGCCAATCTCAACCGCCCTACCAGTTGCACCTTGCTCATTCGCCCACTCACACAACTTTGCCAAGCCTTCCGCTTGGAAGGCATCCCGCATTACTGGTACTTTCAACCCGCCATCGGTGCTGGTGCTTGGCCTTGCATTGCTTCTGGAGGCAATTGTTGCCCCTGCTGTTGCATCTGAGCCTTACCTGCATCGCGAAGCTGTTTCTGGATAGCGCGGGATGTATTGGGGTCAACCTGTTCCAAGGCTGCCAAGTGCTGTTGTAAGTGTGCCATCAGAACTTGCATTGCGCTCTGATCGACCTGCTGTTGTCGCTGTTGAGCCGCTTGGTTAAACGCGAAGAGAACGGATATATGCGCCTTGTGATCATCGCTAGGCTTGATGGCGACTGGGAATCCAGTTGCAAGCATAGTCGCGATTTCAGTCGCTTGATCTTCAGCTTGATCGCCAGAGGCTGCGTTTGGATCTTGGAAGAGTCTGCGGACCAACGATGGATCGTCTTGTTCAAGCACTGACTTTACCAGTTCGCCTTGATTGATGAAAGGATTATTTTGGAACATCTGCATCCGCGCCACAGATTTCTGCAACGCAAACTGACGGTTGATGAAATCCAATCCACCCTTCGGCTCAATCGAATACTCATCGTGGATACCTTCGGGTGGCATCGAGCCAGTCTCTTCCGCATAGCGGTACATCAAGTCCTTCTTGTTGTACTGCGTGTAAAGCGACCAGCACTGTTTGAAGAGATGGGCTAGACCCATTCGGAACATACGATTGCGTAAATCGCCAGAAGCTGCTGCCTGCGACTGTAACGCTTGGATCTCGGTAGCAGTCTTGCGATCCGACACCTGGAACTGCGAGCCAGCACCAAAGTCTGGATTGCCCATCCGTTGTTCGGAAAGCAGACGCTCTTCGAGCATCAGTTTCTGGAAGTCAAATGGAGGCTGGCTGAACTGAACAGGTTTCAAGCCTTGTGGCAGAATCTGCCCAGGCTGCATCTTCAAGTTCGATGTGTTTAGCGAGATGGGATTCTGTGCTTCGAAAACTGGGCGGTTGGCAAGCTCCACATAGTCAGAGAGACTATTTTTTAATTTATTGAGGAGGTTCTCATTCGGGAGGAGTATCTCGGCCACACCTCGTGGACTGTACCAACCGCCACCAGTAACTTCATAAGGGAAATCTACGAAAGGTGGTTCACCGTGACGATACGGCAATGTGAAAGGTTTGCGTACATCTTCGGTTAAAACAAGCGGGCTATAAGTTTCGACCTTCCATCCATCCTCGGACGGGGTGTACATCTCCCAAAGGACAATACGGTCGTTCTCAGCTTCTTGAGTAATTCCTTCACGCCTGTAAATCTCGTCTTGAATCTCACTTCGTAAGCCCACTGATTTTGAGGCCTTACCCGAAATTGTTTTGATAAAGTTCTCATCCTGCTTGTACAAGGGATTTGCCTTATAGGAATCGACACTCGTTGAGATGATGTGAACGATGAAATCTGCATCTTTGAACTCCTTAGTATAGGAAGGAACAATAATATGGAAGGGATCAATTGCCTCAAAGTCAATGCGCTTCTTGTCCTCGTTCCAGACTACCTTTGACACGCCACGCCCGTAGAGAAGCAAGTTGTCAATTACGGAAACAATCTCTTTCTGGAAGTTGGTACGCTCACGCATCTGGTAATCAAACCAACGCTCGGCTGAGACTGTCAGCGGAGCTAACTGCTGGCGCATCGGTACGAAGCTGGAAAGGATGTCGTTGCCAATCGCGCTGTTGACGAAGCTGGGCTTCAGCTTCTCAATCGCTGTGTCAATTAGCTGAACGTGCAGGTCGGCGGCTGTAGGCCAAGGCTTGACCTTGCGGCGTACACCAAAGTAGCGGGCTTGGTAAAACAACCGCTGGCGGTTTTCCCAGGTTTCACGCTGGTTAAGAGCCTCGATAATTCTCGTATAGTAATCTGTTCTTGCGGTATCTTTAGCGTTCATTTGTTGCGCTCCACTTTAAGTTCGTATGAAAGATCGTTGACCGCATTCAATGCTTTCCTCGCCCATTCCTTAACGGCTGGTGTGCTTTTGCGAACCTCGCTGTAATTTTTATCTTTCATTAACTCTTCAACTATCCCCGTTGTGTGTGTTACTGGTGTCGTTGTTGCGCAACCACCAAGACTCGCCACGCAAATCACGCTCAATAGCAGTGCGGTTATCACGCCACTCGCCTTCGATGTTTTGAGTCCGCTTCTGCTTCCAACCTGGAATGATGCGAAACACGGCTGCGATGATCTCAAGGATTGCACGCAGCACAAAAGATTATTTAATATTCAGTCCGACTGTCTTGAGGAAGCTTACGATCTTTTCCAAGAACGTATCGTCCGCTGGGGTCGGTGTGAGTTTAACAATGATGCGAGCAGCAAGAACGATGCCACCAACAGCGGCTACGATCTCTTGCCAATTTGAAGTAATCCAATTCCAGATATTCATAGTGTTTATCCTCCTGGGTCAAATCCAGCCATGACGGGATCGTGGGATACCATCATTTCTTGAAGTGACTTCCAAGTTGGACGCTCTATCTGAAATGTCAAGTCAAGACCGCTATTTGAGCTGCTAAGGCACAAGGCAAGCGCGTCAGCCCTATCGGGTGAGGCTATGCCTCTGGCACGCATTGAGTCCTTTGACTCCACGCCGAGCTTGCCCTTGCTGTTGGTGATTGTACGCCTGCAAGTCAACTGCGCTGTCAAGTCCTCATCCTCTGGCAATATGATCTCGGCATCCTCAATCTTCTTTGCCATCCCATACCACATCTCAGCAGACCTATTGGTATAGGCGTTGTTGTCGTAGGCCGTAGCCCCAAAGTTCACGCGATTGACTACCCAGCCAGACTCAGCCAGGGCATCGCACATAACCATCCCCATACCGCTTGCGTCAGCGTAGATGTTGTTTGCTTCCAGCCCAGCCTTCTTAAACTCGACTATAAACCTGCCTACGGCTGCCATCGTGTCTTTCTCACGCCAAGCGATCATAGGTAGGATCTTGTTGCCGTCACTTATGCAGATCACGTTCTGATCGCCACCCGCTGCAAAGTCCACACCTGCTATGCGCACACCTGGCTTGAATCTAGGTGGCGTGTTGTAGCAGTTCTGTAGCTGGGTAAGGTTGATAACTAGGCTTTCCAGACCTATGTCAACAAACTCGCCGTAGATCATAGATCGGGTCAACGGGTGCTTCTCGCCGTATCGCTGGATTACCTCATCAATCTGCGCTCTGGTTATGTGGGGGCAGTCAAACGCTGTGACTGCGTGCTTCTGCCACATATTGGCTTCCTTGGTAAACGCTCGATAGAACGCACCGCTAGTCCCGCCTGGGCTGGATGCGATTAGCAAGCGGGTTGGTTGACATCGGCTGATGGCCTCAAACAGCGGGTCGGCTACGGTCTTGGCTTCGTCCACCACCATCAGCAACGGATGGTATTCGTGGTCCTCTGCGTGCCAGCCTTCGGCACGCCCAGGGTCGGTCGCTGAGTAGCCTATAATGCGTGATGTGTTGCCGTTGGGGTGGAGGTAGCGAATCTCGCCAGATGTGACCTCCCAAGCACCGCCAAGCTTGGCAATGTGATTGCGCAGGCTAGGCCAGAGTTGGCTTTCGACTTGGCGGAAAACGCCTGCCGTGGTTACAGCGATTGAGCGCGGGTAAACGAGCGCGTGCCATATCAAAATAGCCGAAATGACGGTGCTGGTCTTGCCAGAGCCGTTGGCTGCACGCAGGGCTACGCGACAGTCTCTAGGCTCTAAATCGC